CATTTCTGAGTATGCTCTTATGGTCAAAGCACCTAAAGCACACGCAGCAATTATCGGACTATCAGGTTCATAATAAACTAAAAAAGAAGTGGGTGTTGCTCCCTTGCACCCACTTCACACTTAGAGGGATAAAATGAAAAAAGTAATTTCGACAGATGGCATTTCCAAAAAGACAACAATGGAATATGATGCCAATTTACAAGAATATATAATTAAGACAGAACAAAAAATTGACCCTATTAAGGATTTGGCTAAGGCAGATTTAGCAAACCATAGACCGGGCGATATGATTGGAAATACCCAAAAACATTATCAAAAAATTGGTGAAATACCTGCTGTCTTATATCACGATTTATTACAGAAGTTTGGTAGTCCTGCACAGAATCCTAAAGCATGGTATCGTTGGTTACAGGACGCAGATAACCAAGCATTTAGAACAACGAATGGTAGGTTAATTTAATGGCATTTTCTACTTATAGTGAGTTAAAGACTTCTATTGCTAATTTCTTAGCAAGAGATGATTTAACCTCACAGATTCCTGATTTTATACGATTAGCAGAAGCACGCATGAGTCGTGAACTCGATGCTCGTTCTATGGAAAAAAGAGCGACTGCTACAACTGTTGCGGGGGATAGCTATATCTCATTACCAACAGATCTGAGGGAAATAAGGAATGTGCAACTAAATACCGACCCTGTAAAAACTCTGGAATATTATACAGTCCAAATGATAAACACGGATTATGCAGGGCAGGGTCAGGGCAAACCAAAAGCATACAGTATTGTTGGAACAGAAATTATGTTACGGCCAACACCTGATGCTGCCTACACCCTAGAAATCGTTTATGGCGAGAACGTACAAGCATTAAGCGATGAAGATACCAACAACACAATTTTATTAAGACACCCTGATGCATATTTGTATGGGTCGTTAATGAACGCATATACATACTTGATGGACGAGGCACGAGCATCACAGTATGACCAACTGTTCACAAGAATCATGGACGAGATTATTCGTGATACCGAAAAAGCACGTTATGGGGGAGTGCTATCAATGAAAACAACATATAGAGGAAAATAACAATGTCAGCTATGTCAGATTATTTAGAGAATAAAGTCTTAGACCACGTTCTCGGAACAACATCATACACCATGCCTACTACTGTTTATATCGGACTATCTACAGGTAGTTTTGCTGATGACAATAGTGGCACAGAATTATCAGGAAGTGGGTATGCTCGTCAGTCTATTGCATTTGATGCAGCGGCGAGTGGCACAACAGATAACACTTCTGCTGTAGACTTCCCAACAGCTACAGGTTCTTGGGGAACAGTATCTCATTATGGATTATTCGATGCGTCATCAGGTGGCAATCTATTAATACATGGTGCGTTTACAGCGAGTAAAGCAGTTGCAAGTGGCGATATTCTTAGAATTGCTGCAGGTGAGTTAGATATAACTGCTGCATAGGTTTAGTTATGGCAACCCTAGAACAACTTGATGCTTGGGGTACATTGGAGCAATTAGATGCTTATGGTACTCTTGAACAGATGGACAACCTTGTTTTACATGAAGCATCAGGTACAGGAACAATAGCATTAACTGAGTCAGGGGCATCGATATTACTGCATGGTATGTCTGCGAGTGATACGATTGCTATGACCACGACAGCTACTGCTAATTATGGGGTTAATATATCAGGCACAGGAAGTATCGCTATTACTGAGTCTGCTAGTGCTGTCTTATATAAAGGTTTTTCTGCTAGTGATACGATTACTATTAACCAATCATCAGCATTTGGTCGTATCTTATCCCCAACAATAACTGATGCTGACATAGCGATTACAGCAGATGCTGATTTATATAAGATACAGTTTTTAACAGCAAGTAATACGATTGCTATTACGACAACATTGGTAGGCGAGATACTTGGCGAAACATGGACTGATGTATCAGGTCGTACAGTTACTTGGAGTGTCGCACAATGATAGAATTTGGACAATGGCTACCTGACCAATCAGACTTGGGCAATAGTGGTGTTCTCGAAGCAAAGAATGTATTACCTGCAGCAAGAGGATACAGACCTGCAAGAGATATGTCGCAAATATCAGGTGCGGCAGATGCTTATATTCGTGGCATTTATGCAACACACGATGCGAGTGATACAGTTCAGTTGTTTGCAGGTGATAGTACTAAATTATATAAATACGATGCATCAGACTCAAGTTTAGCAAATGTATCAAAGTCAGGTAATTATACATTAGACTCAGATGACAAATGGAAGTTTGTTCAGTTTGGTGAATATGTTATTGGTGCAAGTGGATATAACCAAATACTTCAAAAGTATCAGATTGGGACAAGTGCATTATTTTCTGATGTAACAGGTGCTCCTGCAGCAAAGTATATGGCAGTTGTTCGTGATTTCGTTGTATGTGCTAACGTTAGTTATGGCAGTAACAATTATCAAGAAAGATTATATTGGAGTTCTATTAACGACTCGCAATCTTGGACAATAGGTACAGACCAATCAGATATACAAGACATACCTGATAGTGGCAAGATTACTGCTGTTATTGGTGGTCAAACAGGTACAGTATTATTAGAAAGAGGGATAGCAAGAATTGAATATGTTGGTACACCTCTTATCTTTACAGTTGAAAGAGTAGAAACCAACAATGGTTGTGAGATACCGGGAAGTGTTGTAGCACTTGGCTCAACAGCAGTATTTTACTTATCACCAAATGGATTCTTTATGTTTGATGGCAGTCGTTCTGTTCCAATAGGTTCAGAGAAAGTTGACAAATGGTTTTATGATAATTTTAACACAGCTTTCCCTGAAAGAATGACAGCAGCAGTTGACCCTAACAATCAAGTAGTATGTTGGTCTTTTGTGTCAAACGAAAGCAACGATGGCGAGCCTGATAAAATATTAGTTTATAACTATGCTGTTGGTAAATGGTCATTGATAGAATTATCACACGAGTCATTAGGTACTGTAATGATACCGGGATATAGTTTAGAGCAATTAGATAATATTAATTCTAGCATTGATGCTATGACGACATCATTTGATAGTCCTTTATATAAAGGTGAGTCGTTTGTGTTGGGTGGTTCTAAAGACCAAAAGATACAATCCTTTACAGGCGATATACTTGATGCAACGATTACATCAAAAGAGTTTGAGATTGCACCTATGAGGTCTTCTGTAATTAATTCGATTACACCTTATGTCACAGCAAAGAATCCTGCCGTACAACCAACCTTGTCAGTAAGTGTTGGTAGTCGTAGCAGGCAAATAGATGATGTAAACTTTACGAGTGCAGGAGCGATTACATCGGATAACTTATGTAACGTGCGTTCTAGTGGTCGTTACCATCGAGTAAAAGTTGAAACTACAGGTGATTTTCGTTATGCTTTAGGTATAGATGTTGATGCGAAACCACTAGGGAGAAGATAATGGCAGATTTTAATTATCGTAAATTACCTGCAGAGGGTGGAAGACCAAGAGATGTTGCAAGTGCTGTAAACTTGCTTATTGATGGTAAACATAATGCTAAAGGCACATTTACTTTAACACCTCACACAACAACAACGACTGTTGAGGATTATCGTGTGAGTGAAGATAGTATTATATCTTGGACACCAATAACATTAAATGCTGCAACAGAAATGAATTATATGTATGTGTCATCAAGAGGTAAACATACATTCACTTTAGTACATCAAAATAAATCAGCAACAGATGCGACATTTGTTTATACAGTAACAAGTTAAAAAGAGGGGCAAGGGAAATGCAATTTATACCGATACCAAAAGACCATATAGATAGTATGTGGGAACACGTTGAGCCAATCGTTCGACGGGCAGTTGGTTTAACACCTGATAGAATTGATACTGATGATCTGTATGAAAATGCAAAAGCAGGTGCATATCTTATTTGGTTGGTTACAGAAGAACGAGATAATATACAATATATACAAGCTGTCTTAACAACAAGGATTTCACAATATCCTAAGACTAATGCTTTATGTATTGATTTTGTTGCAGGTACACGCATGAAAGAATGGCTACCTATCGTAATGCCTGTATTAGAAGATTTAGGGAAAAGCAATAATTGCTCTCATATCGAGGGATATGGCCGTAGAGCATGGAAAAAATATCTTAACGAGTATGGTTGGGAACAACGACACATACAATATGAAAAGAGGTTAGATAATGAGTAAAGGAAGTACAACCAGGACGACACAAACATCGACTCCTATTATTCCTGAATATTTGCAGACTGCACAAGAGGGTGCTTTTGGTGCTGCTAGTGCGTTTGCTCCACAGGTATATGAGGGTGCACGATATGTCGAGCCAACACCTTTTGAGCAACAACAACTTGCTGCATTAGGTGAGTTTGGTGGTGGGCAAGGTATTATACCCGGAGTAGAACAAGCTGTCGGTGGTGTTCTAGCAGGTGGTGTTGGTGCTCCAACATTACTACAGCAAGAATATGAAAGAGATTTAAGTCCTGCGTACTTAGAACAAGTTATACAAGATCGTCTATCGGACGTAACAGGTGATATTACATCACAATATGCAATGGGTGGCAGATTAGGTTCTGCTGCATTTGGTACAGCACTTGGTCGTGGCATTGGTAGCTCGATTGCACCATTACTCGCACAGCAAGAAGTTGCAGATGCTGAAAGACGTATGCAGTTAGCAGGTCAGATTTCAGAAGCAGAACGACAAGCAGGTGCATTACAGCTAACGGCTGCAGGAGTTGCACCAACAGCACAAGATCTACAATTACAAAGACTACAAGCATTAGGCCAAGCAGGTGCATTGGAAAGAGCAACAGGTATGCTACCAATCGAAGCAGAACAAGCACGAATTGCCGAAGAAAATGCTGCAGCACAAGCAAGGCTCAATGCAATGCTCTCAGCAGCAGGTGTGAGTGTTCCTGCAGGACAAACGATTGTATCACAAGAGCCAAGACCTGGAATTGGTACATCATTATTAGGTGTCGGTTCTATATTAAGTGGTATCGGTGGATTAGGAAATCCTGGTTACATTGGTGGTCTATTAGGTAAAATACCAGGTTTTGGTGGTTAATCAGGATAAGGAATTTATTATGAGTATGGGTAATATCAGAGAATCTCTTTTAAGTGGTTACGAAGAAGAACAACTAAGAAGACAACAAAACTTACTTGAGCAAAATCAAGGATTACTTGGCGATTATGCTCTTTATGGAGATTTATTGAGACCAACACCTACACAAATCAGAAGACGAGAACAAGATAGGTTATCGCCTTTTTCAAGTTTGATGAGGCCTGAGAGAGTTCCTAATCAAGAAGAAATGTTAAACGAAGCTCTAATGGCTCAAGGTATGCCAACTATAAGTAGTTCTCCATCTCCTTATGTTACACCTACTGTAGATGTTTCAGATTTAGGGCCGGGATATGGGCAAGACAAACCACCATATGAGAAATCAATAAGTGGTATGGAACAAGATGCAGATGTTACAGATACAGGTGTCGTATCACCTGAACAGTTTGTGCAAGATGCTACGCAGTATGGAGAGCCTGCTACAGCATTTCCTATTGCTGAAAGAACTAAAGAAGAAAAAGAAACAACTAAGTCACGTTTTGCAGGATTATCAGATATATTTGATAACAAAGAAGCATTGGGAAAAATTGCTCTTGGAATTGCTTTATTAGAGGGAACTCCTATGACTGAAGCATTTGCTCTTTATAAGGAGTTTGGTTCAGGTGAGATTATGCAAGTAGAGTTGTACGACAATGAACTTGGTAGGGTTGTTGATGTAGGCTCTGAGGATAATGCTAGGATATTAGCAAAGTATCGAGAAGACCCTAATAGATATTCTATTGGGCCTATTAATTCTCATCGTTCAGCAAAGAGTGAGAGAGATGATGAATTGGCCGCAATGGTACAGGAGTTTGATTTTGAAACTTTAAGAAAAGAAGTACTGCCTAAAAAATACCAAGCTCAAGAACAACTAGCAAATGCACAACAGTTGATGACTATTCTTAATGACCCTAATTTTGAATCAGGAATTGGTTCAGAATTTAGATTAAAATTTAAAAGAATTGCACAAGCATTGGATATTGGAGATGACGAAACAGTCAACCAACAAGTGTTGTTCCAAAGAATAGTCAGTAAATTAGTACCAACTATGAGAGAGCCTGGTTCAGGTTCTACATCTGACTTTGAAGTAGAATTATATAAAATGGCTACAGCAGGTCTTGACATGACTCCAGAGCAAAACAGAGAGTTTGTCGAACAGATGATATACTATAATAAAATGCAGATTGCTAGAGCTAACTATTCTCAAAGAGCTGTTACACAAGGTGGTAGTTTGATTGACGCAGAAGAAGATTTTACTCAATTAATTAATAGAGCAACTAATGGGTCTTATACAACTGATGCCGATAATTACGATTATACAGAAGATGAATTAGATCTCTTGAATAGTGTATTTGGTGGTATTCCTATTGATGAAGAATCAGCAAAAGATATAGACTTCTTGCAATCTTTACAAGATAAATATGGAACTGATGTTAATTTTGAGGTAACGAGACGATTGCCTCAAACAAGATAGATAAGAGGAAAAAATATGCCTACTATTGATGAACTTATAAAATCTAGCCAACAAGCTGAAATTCCATCTACAGAAACTGTCGAGGATACAGATGATGTTGTAGGTGAAATGACAGGTGATAGTCTTATTATGGACACCATTAAGAATATTCCATCATCAGCAGTACAATTTGGTAAGGATATTATTACTCCTGTTTTATCGCCTATACAAACAGCGAAAAGCATTGGGGAGTTATCTGAGAGTGTCATAGCTTTGGTTAAACCTGGTGAGCAAGGTAACGAAGAACTAGCACGACAAGTTGGTAACTTCTATGCCCAAAGATATGGTAGTTTAGAAAATATTCAACGAACAGTATCTCAAGACCCTGTCGGTTTCTTAGGTGATCTTTCTCTGTTGTTTACAGGTGCAGGTGGTGTGGCAAAGTTAGGTAAAGCAACGACAGTTGCTGAGAAAGCTGCAAAGGCAAGTAAACTTGTTGACCCACTTACATATGGAACAAAAGCTGTAACAAAACCTCTTGATGTAGCAGGTCGTGGTGTTCGTGCATTATCAGGTACTGTGACAGGTACAGGAACAGGGCCTCTTAAACAGGCACTTATAGGTGGTGAGGAATTTACAGCAGCTATGAGAGGTAGAAAAACTGAGGGCGATATATTAGAAGCAGCAGAAGAAGGATTGCAAAGTCTAAAGTCAGAGAGAAGTAAATTCTTTAAAGAAAAGGAGGCAGAATTTCTGCCACAAATGAAAGCAACAAAAGTTGATGCAAAAACAAAGCAAAATATATTAGATCAAGTTAAAGATTATAGAATCACTAATACTATTGCTCGTGGTGAAAAAACCGATACAGTATTAAAAAGAATAGAGAGAGTGTTGAGTAATCCTGAGAACGCAATAAACAATGTTGCTGATATTGATAAGATTAGAAGACAGTTAAATCAAGTTGAAATTCCTAAATCAGGGCCTGAACTTGCTGCCTATTCTGAAATTACAAACAATGTCCGT